CCGCGGCCGACGGCCGTCGGCTATCGAAATACTCGCGGCCGGTTGGCTGGCCTGGTTGGGCGGGCTTGCGAAATACCACTTGTGGGGGGACCACCCCCCTTACCCCCACGCCGGGGGGCGGGTCCTTCCGCCCCGCGGCACGCGGGGTGCCCCGGCTACGAACGCCATAGATTTATTGACTCCGCGCCAAAACGCCCCCAAGAGCCCCAGAACCGCCGACACCTGCTGGCCGCGATCCTCGCAAGGCGTAAGCAGAAGTCGGTCGTCGCGCACGCAAGATTTCGGGGTTTACGGAAACGTGGACATGAGTACACCACAGGGAAACCTTGGAGGTTTCCCGCATGGTCGTGCGTCACCCGGAACTCGTGGAAAAGGCCCGAAAGAAGGCCGAATACAAGAAACGATTCAAACAGCGACTAACTCACGACCCAGAAGCCCAAAAGACACATCAGGGCAGACTTGACAGGTTTCGTGCCAGAATAGCGGCGGACCCGGCGTTTAGGGAACGACGGCGACTGTCGGCGGCCGCAGCAACGGCAAAGCGCGACCCGGATCAACTCCTTATTGAGGCCCGCGAGCGGATGAGTCGTCTTCGGAGTGATCCAAGCAAGCGAACAGAGCAGGCAGAATTACTTCGGAGACGCAGAAAGAAACCAAAGTACAGGGCGATCGCATCGCTCCGGAAGGCCGTCCACCGTGTCACGAAAGGAGGCCAAAAACGATTTCGCTCAAGCAAGTATCTCGGCATCGACCTCCACGATGCCAAGCAATACATTGAGTCTATGCTGAGTCCGGACTGGACGTGGGACAACCACGGCAAGGCGTGGCAAATCGACCACATCTTCCCGGTCGCAAAGGCCAACCTGTCCGATCCTATTGAGCGCATCGCCGTGTCCAACTACCGCAACCTCCGTCCTCTTTCTGTAGCCGAAAACAGGGCCAAAAGTGACAAGGTCACGGCGGAGGCCCTGCTGCTTTTTGAGGAGTTAAAGCGGGAGGCGGCTGCAACGCTTGCCGCAGCCCAGATTCGGGCGTGACTGGATCGTCAATGTCCAGCTCCGGCAGCCCCGCCAGCGAGTTGAACGTCGACGGGCAGATCAGCGGGTCGACATAAACACGCTGCAGCCGAGGGTCGTAGTGATCGAGCAGCTCGGTCGCCGCCCCCCTGCCAAACTTGGCCGCCAGATAACTCGCCGCCATCCGGCGAAAGCCGTGAAAGCCTCGCCCTCGATACTCCACGCCCGCGGTGCGGCATAGCACCTGGAGCGAGGCCCACTGACTGCGGCCCTTCCTATCCCAAGGCCAGACGAGATCGTCGTCTCCGCGGCGGTGCTCGGCAAGCATCGTCGCCAGCCGCGGCGTGATCGACCGGACGATGTCTCTCGTGCTCCCCTTCCGCGTGTCGGCCAAGAACAACATCGTGTGCCGATCAAGGTCGACCTGAGCCCACTTGATGCTGGTCAACGCTTCAAAGCGTTCACCAGTGCATACCGCAGCGTAGAGCAGTGTCGGCCACCACCACTTCGCCGGCAGACCGCCAACCTTGCCGATGCGGTGCCTCGCCTGGCGGATCAACGCCGACGCCTCGTCGGCGGTGTAGGCACGACCGGTCGGGATCGACTCCGGCACCCGCACGCGAGGCACCTCGGGGAACTCGTCGGCAAACTTTCGCCGAGCGGCGTACTCCCAGGTCGCCCGGATCATGTTGCGATCCCGCCGCACCGTGGCCGGCTTCGGCAATCGGCCCCGCCACCCCGGCGTGGCCTTTCGCCACTCGATGTACCCGGCGACCGTGTCGACGTTCAGATCACCGACCGTCGCTGGCCGCTCGAGGAAACGCTCGAACCTGGCCCACATCATCTCGTAGAGAGCCAAAGTCTTCGGCTTCAGCTCCCGCACCCTCGCGTATCTCGTCGTTAACTCCCTGACTGGCATCCCTCGCGTCATGGCATCTCCCTGTTGTGATGCCGGGCAGTCTGACTGATTACTGGACGCTAGTACATCACCCTTCCGAGGGGTTCGACTCCCCTCGCCTCCACTGCAAATCTTGCCCGGCCACTTCAACTCTCGCAGACCGGCCCAGCCGAAGCAAGCGGCTGGGCCGGATTTGCGGGTCTGGGGGGTCGGGCGGATTGGACAGTTTGACTCTTCATACGCTTGCGATACTATCAGGGCATGGTGATGGCAATCCAAACCAACCGCAAACTCATCAGCACCCGCGAGGCCGCGAAGATTCTCGGCATCAGCATGGGGCGACTTCGCCGCATGGCGCTGGATGGGATGCTTTGGAGTGAGCACATAGCCGCCAACGCTCGAGTCTTTGACGAGGCCGAGATCAAGACGCTGGCGAAGGTGCCGAGAGTGACGGGCCGCAAGCGAGGCGGATTCCGCCCCGGCTGATTTACGCGGATTCTCAAGCGATTTCTCTCTTTCAAGAAAATACGCTTGACACGTTTACACGATTGCGTATCTTTCCTCACATCGTTGATACGCACTCGTACCAACGACCGAGTGGCTTCAGATTTCCACTCCCCCACTTCAAAGAATCGACGAGCTACACGACGCAGAAAATCGTTTGACGGGTATCTGAACATCGGTACAGTACCCCCACACAAGAGAACCAGCGGCCGATCACGGTGATCGGCAGGAACGACAGGCGAGGGACGCGCCATGACACGCAAAACCGCAGCATCGGCGTCCCTCAGAACGAGAGGACGCCAAGATGGACAACCAGCAGCGATACCAGGACCGAGAAAGAGACCAAGCCGACCCGACCGAGCCGACCATCCAGTTGCTCACGACTGCGATTCAGATGAGCTGGTCGGCGGACGAGGAGTACCGGCGTCGGGTTCAACGGTGCGACTACCTCCCGCCGGATGCAGCTCCGGTGAACGTGCGGAATCTCTACGGAGTGCCGCGGGGGAGGTAGGTGAGGTCGTCCGCACCCTACGGGTTCGGATGGCGACCGCCGCAATCGTCTGCACGCGGCGACTGCCGCTGAACGAGACGATCGACATGGACATCGAGCAGCGGCTGATCGCCGGTGATCTTGAGGTCATCTACGACTCGACACGCGAAGCGATCGCCGACCTGGAGACGATCGCCGACCGTATGGCCGACCTTCTCTGCGGCGAGCCGGAGGCTCTGCGGCGGCTCTCCGAGGTGCGACTGCGGCAGAACCGCACGGGAAAACCGTGGCACGGCGGTGCAATCACCGCGGCCACCAGCAACCAGGATGCCGGCGTGACGGATCACGCCGGAACGGAGCCGCGGGGACCGCGGCGTGAACAGGAACCACCCCGCCGAGCCAAGGCTGGCAAAGCGGCAACGAAACGGAGCCGTCGTGCTGAATCTTAATCGCTACCTCGGAGACCGAATCCAGATCGGTCCGGACGTAGTCGTGGTGGTGCGGGAGATCCGCGGAGCGGGCGGCGGTCGGCCAATGGTCAAGCTGGGCATCGAGGCACCAGCCCACATCTCGATCAGACGAAGCGAACTGGAGGTCATCAATGACAAGTGGAATCGATCCGAAGAGAGCCAGCGTGAAAGCGGCGGACGGCCGCCACTCGCTGGGCATTTGCCGGGCGTTGAAGTTGCTCCGGGCCGCACGATTGATGCTCACGAGCGTCAGTGCGGTCGAGGGCTATAGCAGGAGTTTCGACGGTGACGTGCGGATGGTCCGCACGGCCGTGAGGCAGTTGGAAGAGTGGGCGCACAAAGAGGGAGTCAAGACATGAAGATCACGAAGGGAAAGCGGCAGACTGCAAAGCGGGTGGTGCTGCACGGTGTTGAGGGAATCGGCAAAAGCACACTTGCCAGCCAGTTCCCGAAACCCCTGGTGCTCGACACCGAGGACGGCACAAACCACCTCGACGTGGATCGGGTGACGATCACGAACTACCTCGAGGCCGAGGGAACCCTGCACGAGTTGGCTCGCGACTCGCAGGGATACCAGACGGTCGTGATCGACTCCGGCGATTGGCTGGAGCGGCTTCTCATCGAGAACCTTCTTTCCAAGGCCCAGAAGCGGAGCATCGAGGACTTCGGATTCGGCAAGGGCTACACGATGGTCGCCGAGGCGATCGGTCGCTTCCTCACGGTCTGCGACTCGCTGGTCGAGCGTGGCATCAACGTGGTGATCGTGTGCCACACGACCGTGAAGCGGTGCAGCCCTCCGGACATGGACGAGGGCTACGACCGGTTTGAACTGAAGCTGACCAAACAGAGCGGGCCGCTCGTCAAGGAGTGGGCCGATTGCATCCTCTTCGCGAACTACAAGACCAGACTTGTCGCTGGCGAGGATGGCCGCACCCGTGCGAAGGGTGGCAAAGAGCGGGTGCTGCACACCGAGCGGACGGCCGCTTGGGACGCGAAAAACCGCTACGGGCTCGCCCCGGAACTGCCCATGACCATCGAGGCGTTGGCCCCGCTGTTCGCGAGCGTTCCGGCGTCCAAGCCCGGCTGGGGCGACCGCGTCAAGGCCGCGGCGTCGGTTGAGGAACTGGACGTGATCGAGGGCGACGCCGACGACGCCGTGACGGCCGGCGACCTGACCGAAAGCCAGCGGAACACGCTGGGCAACGCGATCTCAAAGCGTCGTGGAGTTCTTTCACCCGAGGAGGTTCCAGCATGACCGCGGTCGAACGTGACGAGGAGGCCCGCCATGCGGCGGCCATGCAGATCGTCGAGGACACCGCCACCGCGTTCAAGCGTGGTGCGGTGAGCTTCAACCGAGCCAAGAGCATCATCGACGACGCCCTGGTGGGCGACGCCGATCGAATCGTGAAGATCCAGTCCAAGCCCTACAAGCCAGAGGTGACAACGTGAAGTTCGACAAGTTCACAGACCAGGATTTTGCAGCCAGCACTTTGCCGGACGGCGATCACGACATGGAGATCGTCAAGGTCAAGAGCGTCACGACCAAGAAGGGCCAGGAGTTTGCCGTCCTCGTGCTCCGAGACGTGGCCGACTCTTACGACCAGGTGGAGAAGTGGCTTTCTCCGGACAGCAAGCGAGACCAGAGGACAGCGATGGATCTTAACGCTGCTCTCGGCCGGCAATGGGACGCGGAGATCGACGACTCGATCGCCGGCCAGGTCGTGGCGATCGCCTCCAAGCGTGCCGTGAAGGACGGCGAACCGGTGCTCGACCAGGACGGTAACCAGCGGGTGTACATCAACGGCTTCATGCCTGCGACCGGCACGGGGGCCGCTGACCCGAAGCCAGCCGCGGCTCCTCGAGCGAATCGGACCGCCACACAAAAGGCGGACGCGGCGACAGGCGCGAGCGGCGACGACATCCCGTTTTAGTCCATTCCAGAAAAAGGAAAACCATCATGGCAACCCTGTACCAAACCCACGTCTTCCCCAACGGCGAAATCTACCGATTCAGCGGCGAAACCGTGGTCGTCGGCAACTTGACCTATGTCAAAAGAACACACCTCACCGACCTCGAGTTGGCGGATCGCTTCTGCCCGACCGCGGAGGCCGCTGACCAGGCAGCGGCGATCAAGATTCAGAAGCAGATAGCCAACCTCCAGGACGTTCTCGCGAAACTCCGGCCGCTCCCGGCCGCAGCGGCTGCCTCTTCATCGGCCGCAGGGAGAGCGCAAGCGGTGGTCGCGACATAACTCCGCAGCCGGAGGCTGGGTGGCGAATCTTCCCGCCAGTTGACCAGTGACTCCGACCGGTCGCGGCACGTCACGCCGCAAACTCAAGGATGGGTGCGTACACGAGTGATTGTTTTGAGGCATGGAGGTCTGCAAATGGCGAATGACGTTGTGTTGATCGCGGTGGTGAAGCAGATCATCGCGTCATGGGAGGCCGGCGACGCGTCGGCCGACGTGACCGTCGACCTCATCGCGGATGCGGTCGAGGGCCGCGGCGGGGTGGTGGCATGACTGCGTCATGGTCTACCGACGACGCGATCTCGGCACTCCCGCTGTTCGCGAAGCCCGCAGCGGCTTGCACGGCGAAGGCCGAGCGGGTGGCCGGCTTCGACACCGGCGCGGCCCGTGCGGCAATCCTCGAGGCCCTCACGAAGTCTGGCCGTGCCATGACCGGCGAGGAGTTGGTGGATCACTGCCAGCGGCTGGGCCTGGTGCCGCACGACGCCAGAGCGTTCGGCAGCGTGTTCTCAGGGCTGGCAAAGCAAAACCAGATCGTTTCGGTCGGATTCGCGGCCCGGCGTAAGGGTCACGGGACGGCAGGGGCGAGGTTGTGGAGGGTGAAGTGAGCGAACAAGCGGAGCAAGCCGCCGTGCAGCAGGAAGAAGAAGTTCTTTTCGCACCCGAGGAGAAGTTTGCGAACCCACGCGATCACCTTGGCAGGACTGCGGCTGAGTTTGCGGTCGGGTGCAAGAAGGGCGACGAATGTATGTGCCCAGAATGCAAGCACCCTCTTTTGGTGAGGTCTGGTGAAAGGATTTCTTGTCACTTCGCGCACGCCAAGGGTAGAGCAAACACTGGGTGCAAGGGTGCGTTTGAGACTCCGTGGCACTTTGCCGCAAAGGTTGCTGCAAGCAATCGCGA